GATCTAGCAGTAACGACCGGCAAACTAGCAGACCTCGCTGTTACGACTGCAAAAATGGATCGGGCTGCGGTAGAAGTTGTGAGGCAAGACAGCGGAATCTCCGCACTGGTTGACCCCGCCGACTTGGCCGCGCAAACCGCTGGTAAGCAGCTTTTGGGCGCTGACGTGGCTGGCACCTATGTCGCCATGCCCAACTCGGCGCTGGAAGCTGCTTTGGGCATCTTCAGCCCATTGGGTGCGGGTGTGTGCGGGGTACACACTGTAGCCGCTGTGAACGGTGCGTCACTGCGCTGGAAGACCTACACGGCATCTGATCATGGGGTTGGTGTGCCGACTAAGGGGGGTTTAGTGGGCACGATTGCCGTTGATCCGCCTGCTATTGCTGCACAGACACTGTGGACAGCAGCAGTTGCACTTCCAGCCGAGTTAGCCTACGTAACCGCAGATGATTTGCTTATCGCCGGTGGTGCTAATCCGGGTGTTGACCTTATTCAGTGTCCCTTCTATATGTCGGGTGCTAATATCCGTACCAGCCTCCATGCGGTAGCTGCACAGGATGGCGGAGCCATTACATATAACGTTGTCGTCATAGTAAAACCAAAGACAACCGGTGTGGCAGTTGATCCACCAGATCTTGCAGCGCAAACATACGCAAAAATTGCTGTTGCTGTTCCAGGTTTTGTCAAAGGAGATTTGGTTGGTGTTATCCCACCAAATGACTTGGAAGCAGATTTGATCTTTCTGGGAGCATACGTTAGTGCGGCTGACGAAGTAACTATCGGCGTCCATTCTGTGGCCGCCATTAATGGCGCATCGCTAACCTGGAGATTCGTAAGATTCCCAGGTGTGTTGGTCATCTAAAGTAATCGTCAAATAACAGGAGAATCAAATGGCTATCGAAATTGCAGCAACCACCCCTTACGGCATCGATTTACCGTCGGCATACATGAAGATCAACCAGATCGTCGTGGATGCACGCACCGTTATGTACAGCGTTCGCACATTCGCTGACGCCGACGCGCGCAAGGCCGAAAAACATACCTTAGACGAGAAGAGTTTTTCGTTCTCGAATGACGCGAAACTAGGCAACGTGATGAACGCTTGCTACGAGGACTTGATGTCGCGGCCTGAATATGAGGGTGCGGTGGCGGTGTAATCCTTTTGTGACAAACTTTTCTTATTTTGTGGGTTGGCTGCTGGGGCTGATGCTCTACATGTTCATCACACTCGCCTTCGACTGACAACTATGAGAACAGGTCACCAGTGGTATGACGTTCTCGTCAAGGCACGCGTGGCGCCAATGGTGGCGGTGCGCTGGGCAGATGTTTTTGCGCGCGCCGTGAAGCCCGACAGCTTCAGCCTGGGTGATGCGGAGATCGATGATTTCCTGGGTCAGATACTGCATGAGAGCGAAGGTCTGACACGGTTCGGCGAAAATCTAAATTACTCAGCAGAGAGAATGATGGTGGTGTGGCCCAGCCGCTTCCCAACCCTTGCATCGGCGCAACCATATGCGCGCAACCCGGAGGCGCTGGCAAACAAGGTCTACGGCGGGCGGATGGGTAACACACGACCGGGCGATGGCTGGCGTTACCGTGGCCGGGGTCCAATACAGTTGACGGGGCATGACAACTATGCTTTTGTTGGCAAGCTTATAGGGCAAGATCTCATAGTGCTGCCGGAGCTGATGGAGCAACCGGGATTCGCGCTAGAAGCATCGATCGCATGGTGGGAGGACCGCATCCCGGACAGCATGGTCGGCGACATCGAACGAGTGACACGCCGAGTCAACGGCGGGTTGACGGGGCTTGCAGACCGCGGACGGCTGACGGATCTGGCTGGGGATGCGCTGACATGAGCATGGAAACCGCGGAGATAGCGATCGCTATCATCACCGTGGTCGGCTTCGTGCTAGGCTACTTGATTGACAAGCGCGACAAGTGATCATCATAAATACTTGGTAATAAGAAAAGTGATCATGAATAAAAATAATGAACTGTACCCCTGGAGCGTCGAGTCTCTATTAGAAATAACATTAGAAGAGCCCGATGATTTCCTGAAAATCAAAGAGACACTCACTCGTATCGGTGTTGCGTCAACACAAGACAACACGCTATACCAGAGCTGTCACATCCTCCACAAGAGGGGCAAGTATTACATCGTGATGTTCAAAGAGCTGTTCAAGATTGATGGCAGAACGGCGAACATCACATACGAGGACGTTGCTAGACGCAATACCATAGCATCTCTTCTGGACCAATGGAAGCTATGCTCTGTGGTTCCAAATATGGACTACATCGAGCAGAGGGCACCGGTGGGCGACATCAAGATTATTGCTCACAAGGACAAGCGGAACTGGAAATTCGAACCAAAATACCAGATGCGATCTGAACGAACCCCACGATAGGAAGACACAATGCTTGACAAAAACCAACTGACACATTTAACTGCACTGTTTTATGATATAGCTGCTGCCGGATACGGGCTTGTGGAGTTCACTGTTTCGTCGGGTATTGAAAGCCCAACATGCACACTGAAGATCAACATTCCCCCGCCGCAGGCTGAGTACAATCCGCAGCTCTTGAACGAAGACAGCGTCCTCTAGGTCATGATCGACCGCCTTGCCGTCTACCCCATAATCCAAAAAGGATCGTGGACATTTCGAGCATCAGTGTCAAATTCCACCAACATAATGATCATGGCCTTCGGACCGGATGGTGCGTTCATGATGCGTCACTTCGTAGACGAGGGGGCTGCAAAAGCATGGGTGGATGAGACGACAGCGGGAAAACACGTCGAATAAGATAAGATTATTTTGTGATCCTCCGTTTCCAGTGTATAATTGGAAATACACGTTTAGGAGTATCCCATTTTTATTTTAGATTTAGAAACTCTGGGGCTGGAGAGCACATCAGTAGTGCTGTCAGTAGCGTTACTGCATGTCGACGCCACCATCCTACCCGAAAACAACGCCGAAGCTTATAATCATCTGCTACAGCGCGCATGCTTCGTCAAATTCAACGCCCTAGAGCAGATGGCCAAGAAGCGCACAATGGACCGGAGCACAATGGACTGGTGGTCTAAGCAGGGTGAAGCCCAACGCAAGATGTCATTCATCCCATCCAAAGACGATTCGTCTGTTGAATTCGGCATAAGGATACTGAAGGATTATTTCTTCTCTTTTGAGAATGCAAAAAATCTTCCAATCTGGGTGCGTGGATCTTTAGATCAGCCAGTATTCGAATCGCTCTTTCGAGCATACGATATCAAACCGTTCGTACATTATAACTGCTACCGTGACATCCGGACTGCTATAGAAATTTTATACACAGACACGGCGAAGGGCGGTTACGTCGACGTCCCGGGCTTGGACCCGGCGCTAGTCAACAAGCATGACCCAGTAGCAGATTGCGCATACGATGCACTGATGCTGCTTCGCGGCAAGCAGTGAAGATTATTTGTACCCGTTGTTGCGTTGTGTTAAAATAGTAACACAAGGAGATTCATGTCAAGATTCTATACCAATGTCGCGATCTCTGGATCCAATGTGCTCGTCCGCGAAATCGTCGACGGCATCCCCAATATGCGCAAGGCGCAGTGGTCGCCCACGCTCTATGTGAACGGCAGGCCACGCACAGTGCACGAAGAGCTCAGAACCCTCGACGGCGGTGTTGCGTATTCAGTACAGCCCGGCACGATTGTGGAGTGTAAAGATTTCGTCAAGCAGTATGAAAATGTCGGCGGGTTCGAAATCTTCGGGCAGCTCAATTATTCTCAGCAGTACATGCACGAATACAAGCCGACTGGTTGGACGTATGACAAAATCCAATCATGGTGCATCGACATTGAAACTGACATCCCGGAAGACGAGAATGGCGTAACGTCGTTTCCTCAGCCCAAAGACGCAGAGGGCGAGATTCTGCTCATCACTATGTGCAACATGCACAGTGGCGAAAAGTTCACGTTCGGATCAAAGGCGTACATCGGCGAAGACACGCACTACACGGACAACAACAACGAGTATAATCTGCTGAAGATGTTCTTGATGTTTTGGGAACAGAAGAAGATCGACATCATCACAGGGTGGAATATTTCGCAGTTCGACTTACCGTATCTCTATAACCGCATCGACAAAGTGATGGGCGACGAGTGGGTGAACAAGCTTAGCCCGTGGGGCAAAGTGTACTATAAGCATAAGATCTTCAATGGCAAGGACGATTACACTGTTCGCATTGATGGTGTGTCAGTTCTCGACTACATCGACCTCTACAAGAAATATGTTTTCGTAAAACACGAGAGCTATTCATTGCAGCACATTGCGCAAGAGGAACTGGGGCACACGAAATTAGATCACAGCGAGTTCAAATCCTTCAACGACTTCCATCGCGGAGACTGGGATAAATTCGTTCGGTATAACGTGGTAGACACGGAGCTAGTCAAGCAGATTGACGACAAGCTACAGTTGATCAGCATCGTCTTGACAATGGCATACGAGGCAAGGCTGAACTACGAAGACGTGTCCTCTCCCGTTAAGCTATGGGACGCGATCACCGCCAATTATTGCATGGACAGTGGCGTGGTGGTCCCGCAGCAGCAGCGTGAAACATCGAAGACATTGGATGGCGCGTATGTCAAGGAGCCAGTACCCGGGTGGTATAAAAACGTCGTGTCACTGGACGCAACCTCGCTATACCCGTCAATCATCGTGACCAATAATATCAGTCCCGAGACCTATGTTGGGAATAATGGCCTGGGTATCGACGATTTCCTCGGCGGTGTCAGAGTGACCGAAGACGAGAAATACATCGTAACGCCCGCCGGTGCGCTGTACACCAAAGAGAAGGTTGGTATGTTGCCTACTCTGGTCAAGCGGTATATGGTCGCGCGTAAGACGGCGAAGAAGGAAATGCTGCGGTTAGAGCAGGAGTATGAAAATACCAAAGACAAGAAACTAAAATCGAAGATATCGGCGCTTGACAATCTTCAGATGACATATAAGATCGCGTTGAACAGTCTCTACGGCGCAACGGCAAACGAATATTTTCGATTCTACAAACACGACCATGCCGCTTCGATCACGTTGACGGGGCAGTATGTTCTGCGTACGATTGAATCCAAGATCGATGTGGCGTTGAATACGTTGTTCAAGACAGACAATGTGAAATACCTCATCTACATTGACACGGACTCGCTGTACTTCACGCTCGACGCCCCGTTCAAGAAGTTCGGGGTGACTGACGCAAAGGCGATCGCCACTATAGAAAAACTGGCGAAAGACAAGATCACCCCGCTAGTGAATGAGTTTTGTGAAGCGTGCTGCGCAAATATGCGCTCGATAGAAAACCAGCTCAACTTCAAACTGGAAGCAACGGCTGATAAGGCGATCTGGCTCGGCAAGAAAAAGTACGTCCTGCGCGTACACTCGAGCGAAGGCGTTACATACGCCAAACCTAAATACAAGGCGAAGGGGTTGGAAATGGTACGTAGCTCCACTCCCAGATTCGTGAGGGAGCAGCTGAAGAAATCTCTGGAGGTAATCTTCGACACTGATGAGCCGGCGGTGCAGAAGTTCGTGGCGGATGTCAAGACCGAGTTCATGAAGCTCCCATACACAGACGTCGCCTTCCCCCGAGGCGCGAACAATCTGGAAGAATACAGTGACAAAAATGTGATCTACAAGAAGGGCTGCCCTCTTCAGGTGCGCGGCGTGCTACTTTATAATCACTACTTGAAGACGATGAAGCTTGATGGTAAATACCCACTAATCGGCGAGGGTGAGAAAATCAAGTTCGCATATATGCGTATGCCGAACAAGTTCAAGGAGAACGTCATAGCGTGGCCTGTGGAGGGCGTTATACCCAAGGAGTTCAAAATCATCGAGATGATCGACTACGACATCCAGTTCGAGAAGACATTCCTCAGTTCAATGGAGCTGGTGCTGGATGCAATCGGATGGAACGCCGTGGAGACATCCAGCCTGAACGACTTTTTCGGGTGATTATTTTGGGTGTGGTAGATTATCGTGTATAATTGGATATCAATAAAGGAATACATATGAGTTTGATGGAA